GGGCAGGCTAACATACCTATGATAGTTACTAACCACACTTATGATGTTATTGGAGCCTATGTACCAACTAAAGAAATGGGGGGCGGTAGTGGTCTTAAGTACGCTTCTAGTACGATCATTTACCTCACGAAAAAGAAAGAGAAAGACGGTAAAGATGTCATCGGAAATCTTATCAAAGCTAAGACAGCAAAGTCTCGTCTAAGTAAGGAGAATAAAGATGTTACTGTTCGTCTGTTCTATGATGACCGAGGACTGGATAAGTACTATGGTCTATTAGATCTTGGTGAACTTGGTGGTCTATGGAAAAATGTTGCTGGTCGTTATGAAATGAACGGCAAGAAAGTATATGCTAAAGAGATATACAAGAACCCAGAGAAGTATTTTACAGGAGAAGTTATGCAAGCTCTAGATGAGATTGCACAAAAGGAGTTTAGTTATGGAAGTTCATGATGATTTTTTACCATCTAATGAGTTTAAAATTATTCATGATTGTTTAACTAGTCTTCAATTTGATTGGCATTATTTAAATGGGTTGGTAAAGGATGATGATCCAAAAGGATCTTTTCAATTTGTACATGGGTTCTTTGATCCAGATACATCATCTACTTGTCCTTACTTCCATATATTTGATTCTACCTTATCTAAATTGGGTGTGAAATCTTTGAAGAGAGTCAAAGCAAATCTAACTACTGCATATAAAGAACCTCTTTATAGTAGTTTTCATATTGATTATCATAATATAACAACTGCTATATTATATCTTAATACTAATAATGGATACACTGAATTTAAATCTGGTGAAAAAGTAAATAGTGTTAGTAATAGAATAGTTGTGTTTGATTCTAATTTAAAACATAGAACTGTTACATGTACAGATCAAAAAACAAGGATAGTTATTAATTTTAATTATGGAATCTAAATCTCTCCCCATATTTCCTATACCAATTGGGATGTATAATCTTGGACAGGATGAACATGCTTTAAATGTCAGATTAATAACTGACATACTAACTGAACAGAGTGAGGATCCACAAGGTCAAGTTCGCAGTAACATGGGAGGTTGGCATAGTGCAGATTATCAAGAGACCCTTCATAAGGATAGTTTTGGTAGGTTAAGTGGTATAATAGAAGAGCAAGCAAATTATTATTGTAAACTTCATGGATACAAGACTGGACTAACTTGTACAAATCTTTGGGCAAATGTTAATGAGTCTGGAGATTTTAATCTAAGCCATCATCATGGTGCTTCTGCTTTGACAGGAGTTTACTATCCTGCAGGATCTATTGTTGATGGTAGTGTTGAGTTTAATTACACCAAAGGTGTTTATCTTAAACCTGGTACTTGGGACGGTGAGGATGGAGGATCTATAGTCCTTTATGACCCTGCCTATAGTCAAAAAACTAAACTTGTTAAAGATTGTGACAATCCTAGTCCATATACCTTTGACACATATTATACTTATCCTATAGCAGGATTATTGATCTTATTCCCCTCTTATATTATTCATACTGTCACTCCTTTCAAAAAAGATATGAAACGAGTCAGTATATCTTTTGTTTTAAATTATGGAAAAACTTGAACTTACTATCCTTAGTAATCTTATTCACAACGAAGATTACTCTAGGAAAGTTATCCCCTTTATTAAACTTGATTACTTTGATGTAAGAGGGGAGTTGATTATATGTCAAGAGATTATTGATTTTATTGCAGAGTATAACAAAGCTATTACTCCAGAGGTTCTTAGTCTTGAGATTCAAAATAGAGAGGATCTTACAGAGCAAGAGTTTAGAGATACCCAAGAAATTATTTCTAAGTTAAAAAAGAATGATATTAATACTGATTGGTTAGTAGATGCTACAGAGAAGTGGTGTAGAGATCGTGCTATATATTTGGCACTGATGTCTTCAATTAAAATAGCAGATGGACAAGATGACAAGAAAGGAAGGGATGCTATTCCTAGTATTTTGTCTGATGCTTTGGGTGTGTCTTTCGATAATCATGTAGGTCATGATTACCTTGAAGACTATGAACAAAGATACGAATCATACCATAGAAAAGAAGACAAAATTCCATTTGATTTAGAATTCTTTGATAAGATTACAAAAGGTGGAGTTCCCAATAAAACTCTTAATGTTGCTTTAGCAGGTACTGGTGTGGGTAAGTCTTTATTCATGTGCAGTTTTGCTGCTAGTGTGTTACTCCAAGGTAAGAATGTTTTGTACATTACGATGGAGATGGCTGAAGAGAGAATTGCGGAGCGTATTGATGCAAATCTTTTAGATGTTAATATAAGAGATATTACTGAACTTCCTCGTCCAATCTTTGAAAGTAAGGTAAGTAATATTGCTAAAAAGACACAAGGTAACCTTATTATTAAAGAGTATCCAACTGCTGCAGCACATGCTGGACACTTTAAGACTCTTCTTAATGAACTGGCATTGAAAAAATCGTTCAGACCTGATATAATATTCATAGATTATCTTAATATATGTGCATCCAGTAGGTACAAAGGAAATGCGTCAGCAAATTCTTACTCGTATATCAAAGCTATTGCGGAAGATCTACGAGGTCTTGCGGTGGAGTATAATCTTCCTATTGTCTCGGCTACCCAGACCACTCGTGCTGGTTTTGGTAGTAGTGATGTTGACCTTACTGACACATCTGAATCCTTCGGGTTACCTGCCACTGCTGACTTTATGTTTGCTCTTATTTCTACTGAAGAGTTAGAGGGAATTAATCAGATAATGGTGAAGCAGTTGAAGAATAGATATAATGATCCTACTATTAATAAAAGATTTTGTCTTGGTATTGATCGTGCTAAGATGAGATTGTATGATGTAGAACAAAACAAGGGTGGAGAACTTATTGATAGTGGACAAGAACCAGTAGACGATAAAGAAAAGTTTAAAGAACTAAAGAATAAACTTTCCAAGTTACAATTTACATCATGATAAAATCTGCTTCAGATCTCTGGAAAGAAATTGCTACTCCTAATAATCTTAAATTTGAATTTAAGACTATTGCTGGTGTTCCAGTTATTGTAGCTAAAGATTTTTTTAAATTCCCTGATAAAGTACATGACTTTTTTATTAATGGTTATTGGTGGGATAATTTTAGTGATGATAATGTAAGACCAGGAAAAAGTTTTCTTATACAGGATGAAGTTATTCATTGGTTTATAACTCCATTTGTTCAAGCATTATCTCCTTTATTTGGTTTAAAGTATTTTGATAGTGATTGTGTTTTTGGTAATTGTTTTAATGGCAATATGCCTATTGTAAATCCTCTCTCTGCTTTTCCACATACTGATCAACCAAATGGTTTTATTCCTGATGCTCATATTGCTTTAAATATTCCTCTCGTACATTCTGAGTATCCTATTTCAACAGGATTCTGGTCATTCAATGGTAAGAAAACAACTTTAGATATGAGTCATAATGATATGAGAGATATGAAAAACTTTCAAAGAGAGGTTAATAAAGATGTTATGACTGATGATGCCAAATGGTTTCAGATTAAAGATTATGGTCCATGGAAGCTTGACGGAAAATCAGATATGGTCTATAATGAAATGACATGTTATCCAACATATTTTTTTCATAATCCATATGTTGAAACTAATTGGTTTACGACCACTGATAGAATTACTATTAGTGCTTTCCTAAATACTTCGCCAAAGAACTTGGATTTCAAACAAGAAAATCTAGATGACATCTCATATGCTTGGGAACATTTTCATTTAGATAAACTTCATGATTATCATCCAAAGAAAACTACTGTATTAATGTAACATCATGCCTACTTATTCAGATGCTATTGCTGATGGAGACTTTACCCAACCTCAGATTAACAAACCAGCACCTAAACTTAAGAATAAACCACAACGACCTAAAGAGTTTTGGGAAGCAGAACCAGGTGAAGCAGGAACTGAAGGGTGGAGAGATGATCCTGATGATCCTACTGCTGCTCAACTTGGAAGTATTGCAAATCAGAATCCTGATCCAACACCTCCTAGAGCAACAGATCCTACTAGTGTTCAACCTCAACAATCACCTGTACAATCACAGCCACCTGTAACTATTACACCTGAGGTTCCTGCTCCAGATATTAAACCACCAACTGCTAGAGTGGATAATCCTAAATGGACTGAGTATCTTACTTTTGTAGATGCAGTTACTAGTGATGAGTCTAAGATTGCTTCTCAGTTTATTTCTCGTGTAGCACAACTACAAGGTAGTGGATGTAGCATTGAGCGTTTATTGACTGCTGCTGTTGGTATCAGTGCAGAAGGTGGAGAGTTCTTAGAGATCGTTAAGAAGATTGCATTCCAAGGCAAACCATATGATGAAGCAAATAGAGAGCATCTTAAGATTGAACTTGGCGATGTACTATGGTATGTTGCACAAGCATGTATGGCACTTGATGTATCTCTTGATGATGTCATTGCGAGAAATATTCAAAAACTATCTGCTCGTTATCCTGATGGTGCATTTAATCAATATTTCTCAGAGAATAGACGGATAGACGACCTCTAAATAGTTAGAAAGTCCAATGGCTTTCTCAGCAAAAGCACCGCATACAGAATCCCTCCAAGCATTAGCCTGTTCAGTCAGGCAACATGTTGGGAGGGATATTAATGCATCTGATGTTGCACAAGCAATGCAACAACTTGGTATTAATGCATTACATCCCGAAGTTAAACGAGGTATTAATATTGATACTACTAAGATGGGTGC